GCTTTGTCATACTTCTTAAGAAGGTGATATTGCACATCTCCTGCTAAACACCAGAACTCTGCCATCAAAGGATTGATCTCTAAGCATTGAGTAATATTTTGAAGTGCTGGCTTGAAGGATTTTGTTATGTATGTGTTTACAAGGGCAAAGTAATACTTATTCATCGTAGAAGACATGGATTTGTTAGTATTGATGTGCATATAATGAACAGAGGTCTTTAAGAAATTATCGTAATCCCCTAATGTCAAATATCCCAGAGCTAAGTAATAGTATGGGTCTACATTGTTTATATTCTGTTGCTTCCAATCTCTTATTTGATGCAATCTCTCCACGGCATCGTATTCATTGGTAGAAGACAATATACAGTGGAGGTACTCCGAAGCACTTTCATCGAGATGTTCGCACACAGGATTTACAAACTTAATCTTGGTGCTAACCTTCCATATTCTAGTCTCTTTAGACATAAGAGTATCGTGCAATACTGGAATGTTATATGATCTTTTGTTGAGGTTCTTCAATTGATCCCACCCTTGTAAGATAGTTTCCCAAGGATGAAGGAACATCTGATATTCGCAACGCCCCTTAGAAATTGCTTCATTTCTTACGTTGCTAAGGTCACTGTGATCGTGGGGTCTATATATTTCAGCCCCATTTGATTCGCACATATCGACACATCTTCTAGTTGCCCCAATGTTTATTGCCACTATCTGCGGCTTTAGAGGTGACACAGATTGAAAGAAATGAGTCATATCCGGTGTGTCGTGTTTAATTATTGTCTGTATCGTTATCATTTTTGTGGAATCTCTTCTCTATTAAATGACTCAAGGCTGAGTATTCATTTACTCGGCCTTCTTTTTTGTAACGCTCGGCAAGAACTCGGTAGTGTCTAGCGTGATCAGGATTAGCGATGATAAGTGCAAGTAAATCTATTACTGTTTCCATGCAGTAATAGAGAATGGAAAGTGAGAATTAAATTATTAACCCAGATATATAAATAACCCTTTTTTCTTTTAGAGGTAAGCACAAATGGCCGAGTATCTTAACAACAAAGACTTTGAAGGAATCATAGACAAGTTTCAATCATACAAGAGGCACAAGGCTCGATATGAATTAATCATAGAGGATTTGGAAGAGTCCAAACACAGGAAATTAGCTAAGAACAAGTATTACAATCCTGACCCACTAGACAAATACACTGAGGACTATAGTGTTATTGCTATTGAGTTCGATGACTCTCAAAACAGACTAGCAGATGCTTTCTATAAGCTTTCTGAGAACATAGTTCGATGTTTTAAATTTAGCAATGTTGACCCAGACGATGCTGTTCAAGAGGGAGTTTTCATTTGCTTTGAGAAAATAGACCGTTTCGACCCAGAAAAGGGCCGGGCATTCAACTATATGACAACCTGCATATTAAACCATTTCCGCCAATTATGGCGTTCTGCTCGTAATTACAATGAATTAAAGAAGAAGTACCACCTGTTTCTACAGATTACAACAGGTCAAATTGACTCAGGAAGGGTTAATAAGACATCTAAATACAATTTAAGAGACGATTAACCTTGCATTTAATATAAAATTAGCATATAATTAAAACTATGAGAAAAAATAACGATCTACTCGAAGTCTTAGAAAGACAAGAAATCATTGAAAAGCTCTCGAATCAAGGATTCGGAGAGTTAATTGAAGGACTTCTGGCCAATGAGAATAAGGTATATACCAAAAAAGGACGACTTAATAAAAGCGGTGCTTGCAGGGTATTAGGCTGGAAAGGCAAACAATTGGAAGACGCATTGGCTGAATGTAAAGAAATACTCAGGAGTGAATATCCTGAGTATTTTGATGATGAAGAAGATGAAGATGAAGAAAGCGAAGAATGATTATGTCACATAAGCTCTAGCGTATCTTAATGTAACATCAACATACACGAGGTCAGAAGATTCGAAATCCAATTCTCCCCAATCTATGGACGTGGGCCACACACAGTCGTAGGTCCATGTTTCCATAATTTCTCCACACCCATCATATAAAACACAACTTGCATTCCTTTTGATGAATTGAGGAAGAGTAGATTCATCAAAATTTATAGTATCTGGGTCGTCTACTGTGATTCCATATTTGAACGGATCGTCATCGACAGCTTGCGGATCGTATAAAGCTTTCAGCCAATCAAAGACAGGATTGTTCTGACATTGGACATGATATAATGTTAGATTGATGGTTTTCCAATCTTGTCTTCCGGGGTAATAAACTACCTCATCTAAATGCCTTACTTCCATCTCTTTGATAGAGATGGACGGTCTTGCCGCCTTCGCAGGAGGCAACATAGGCAGTTTTTTTCCCACAACGTCTGAGATGGTAAACATCCAACGAAATTTTCGTCTGAATACTAAATTTCTTTGTCCAATGACGCCAAGTCCCATATCTTCAGGCATATTATTTCCTCCGTATAAACAGAAAGCGAAGCCACCCTAATAAAAGAGTGGTTCGCTTTTCTATTTTCTCAATTATCCTACTTCTTTTAGCAACCTGAGCAACACATCTCGACATCGAAGCCGGGACAGAAGTTTGTGTAATTTACATCTGAGTAACGTAGCGTCAACTCAAGTGTGCATTCATCAGATGAAGCGTAATCTAAGTCACCGAAGTTAATGGCTTGAGGCCACATATTGCCCATCGTCCATACTTCAATTTCTGCACCACAACCGTCGAACATTGTAAGAACGCCTGTTGCGGCCCAATTGTCTCGGTTACCTTGTCTCAATGTTATTGAATCATTGAACTCGTAAACAGCGGCCAACCACCTGTAAAGAGGACGAAGATCATCGACAGCAGCATCTACATAGGTTACTGTAATAGTTTCCCATGTGCCTTTGCCCGGAATCCACGTTTTTCCGTTAAGGAAGTTTAGTTCTGTTTCTTCAAATGAAATGTTCGGTCGAGAGGCCAACTTTACAAAAGAAGCTTCGACGGAATCGCCTCCGAGTCCACAAATATCGTAGACTTCGAAGGTCCAACGGAACTTTCTCTTGAAGATGACACTTCTCTCGCCAATTCGACCTAAGCCCATATCAGCCATATTATTTATCTCCTAAGTTTAAATGTGTCAGCTTAAAATGTATCAGCATTTTCTGTAAAGCTGCCTGTTCTATGAATGCTGAATTCAATAAAGATGAATTCTGCTGCCCTAATAGGCTGAATACCAATTCTTGCACGCATTTCATTTCTATCGATTACGTCTGGGGTATTAAGTTCTTCGTCCGCTTGGATGATGAAGGCATGAATACCACGTCTGATTTTAACGTCTTCTAGAATGTCACTTGCCATTCTGATGAACTGATCACGAAGAATTTTATCGTGAGGCTCGAACAATAGGTGACGAGAAGCTTTACGAATTCTTTTTTCTACGAAGAACATCATTCTACGAACGTTTACACGGTCGAGAGCAGTTGGTCTACGTTGTAAGGTCTTTTGACCCCAGATTAAGAATCCGTCGATATCAACAAATTGAACAATCGGGTTGATTGCGTTTCGGTTCCCGTACATCAAGTCTCGCTCTTCGAGCGTTGGACGAGAGAATACGTCGGTGATAAGAGGAACGATACCTCTTGTAGTACCGGCTGGTGCGAACCAAGGTGCAGCCAACTGATCTGATCGAGCAATAGTTGCCATTACAGAACCACTAGGCGGTGCCCAGACATCGATTCTGTTGAAATTATCTCTTAGTTTGACCCACGGCCAGTAAAGAGCACCAAAATCTGAATCAAATCGTGTGGTGTTAAGCGGATGTGTTCCGTTTTGCCACGCTACGATTTCTTTCACTGTCAAACCAAATGGTGGGTCAACAATTACTAGTGTGTCTTGTCTAACATTCTGTGCTAGGTCCAACAACGCTGTTACTACTGTCGTGGATGAATGGCCCGGAGCAGCAATCAAATCGATATCGATTTGTTCTGGCTCTGAGAGAGCATACATTCCAGTAAACGCTAGAGGATTACCAACAACTAGTCCGTCCTGATCATCTGGGTCAGTTGGGATGCCGTCTGTTCCACCAATTAAAGTGTAAGTACCATCCAAAGGAGGGCCAGTTACTGTGGTGTCGTCAACGACTCTAATCCAGTCAGATACAAGGCTCAAGAAGGTTTCTACATAGAATCTACTGGCTTCGTCTTTGACTAAGCCACCCCATGCTTCTACCTGTCCACCGTTGTTA